CGATAATCGTCTGTATCGCCGTCACGGTGGTTGCGTCCCGGCACCATTTAAACTGGAGGGTTGTGGATTTCTCCCCGTGAATGTTCTGACTGAGGGCGTCCGCCGTGGTGCTGCCATCGTCGCCCTCCTCGTATGCGGCGGTCCTGTAATTGTAGCAGTACTCCACCGCCGCCTGGTTGCAGAGGTTTTTCTCGTCCCGGGTTGCTGTAAAATTGTCGAGACTCCGTTCGAATAACTCATCCGTCCAGTTGTATGTCTGTTCGATGATGTTCAAAACGATCATCAATTTCCCCTGGTGATTGATCCACCAGTCACCGTGGAACGAGTAGAGGATCTCCGACAGGGTGGTCCCGATCGACCGGTCGCCGGTTATCAGTCCGGCTGCCTTGTATGCCGCGGCGGATATTTTCGCCCGCTGCAATGCAAACGCGTCGAAATCCGCGGCCTCGCCCCCGGCCAGGTTGGTGATGAAATCCGCGATGACCTCGATAGGATTCTCAATCAGGGACGCGCCGTCGTTTTTCCCGCAGCACCGGATCGATATCGGCTCGTTCGCCTCCTGATCCGCGGTGAAATTAATGATCGCCACGTGCCTGCCGTTCTCATCGGTGTGATCGTCGACGATGGTATATCCCGCGGAATCAATCACCGCGTTGTCCTTGTCGTACACGGTAAACACATTGCCGTTTGCGGCGCTCAGGACGGTGCTGTCTGCGATTAAATAGTAGAAGTTGACCGTATCTATGCAGGGGCAGTTCCACAGGCCCTTGTTGCCGCCTTTTACGTCGCCATAGACAGCGGGCAGATAATCGGTAGACGTGCGGGGGTGGGCATATCGCCACGCACGGCCCAGGCTGTAGGTTTTTTCGATATTGATAGTCATATTACGTCGCCTTCACGTTCAGCGTCAGTTTTTCCGCCGTGAGTGATATTTTTGAGACATGACCGGTGATCTGCTCCATCCAATCGCCCCGGGTGATAGACGCAAACCCGATGATCAATTCGACGGTGGCGGACAGCATATTCTCCCGGCCCAGGAGTTTCGAAAAGTACCTGTCAGCGTTATTCAGGATGATTTGCATCGTTGAGATCTCCTGCGACTTCTGGCTCAGGATCAGGTCGCCGGTGTCGGGAGTCAGCGTCTCGCGCAGCTCGCCCCAGCTCAGCACCCGCGCGCCGTAATCCAGGACGTCCTCAAACCCGCTCCCGTAGGTAATATCGCCGTTGTAGGTGTATGTGCCGTCATACAAATTGGCAAGAGTATCCAGCCTGATATTTTCAGGGGGCATGCCATCCGAGAAAATCCGCAGCCCTGCCGAATTGGTGATCCGACAGACGACGATCTCCGGGTAGCCCGCGGCCCGGGCGGAATGATATGCAAATGATTTTTTATACATTTGTCTTTACCACCTCCATCAGCTTGACTGATATGTCATATTGATCGAGATACCGGTTTCTTCGGCTTAAGGTCGGGTCCATGTGCATCAGAAAAATATTATTTGCGTCAGCACTGTCGAGATTAAAAAATATCGGCGCGACGGTACCGGCGGAGGCGTTTTTAATCGCCCGGAACATCGCCAGCAGTGCATCGCGGTCCGTGGCCGACAATCGATCGAATGAGAGGTTGATACTCTCCTGGACATAATCCAGCGATTTTTTATCATATCCTTTCCGGCTCGGCGATGACGATTCCCGTGCTGTGGTGGTCTGATCCCAGTCATAGCTGTAATTTTTGCCCGGCTCCAGGTAGTCGCCCAGGTACAGCTCGCCGATCTCGATATAGCCGTCCGTGTTGAGCTGATCGGAAATCTGCAACCGCCAGTATTGATATGTCTGATCGAGGTAATAGCCGATTTTTTCATCGTCCCCCGGGATCACCTGAGAATAGGCCGGATCATCCCAGGCGTCGGCATCGTTGGCCATCAGCGTGATAACCGCCGCGGAGGTGAGATTGTGGTCCATGATCGCCAGGGCGGTCATATTTACGGCGGCGGCGAACGACAGGGTGATCGTATTCGGATCATCGAGGGACCGGGATCTGTACACGAAGTCCCGGTCGAGATCGAACAGTTTCTGCGTGCCGTAATTGTTTTTGCAGATCCATGACCATTTGTCGCCGAGTTCGAAATCATCCCCGGTGCCGGTGGTAAATTGTATGGTGACGCCGTTTGACATTTCATACGGATCGGACGACGTAGCCACTCCCGTCTCGGTCCATGTCTGGCCGTCGTCGTCGGACCATTTGAACGTGGCCTGCCCGACCTCCTGTCCCGCTGTCACGCTGTCAATCTCGGCCACGTAACCTTTGTCCGCGCTGGCAGAGTACAGGCCGCCATTCTGGACGACCGCGGAACCTAGCTGCTCGGCATAGATGCCGCCGATGACGCCATAAAACGACGATGACACGGCGATCTGTGATGCCGCGGTGATTGCGTTCTGATATAATATTCTGCACTTGCCCATATTAATGCCTCAACGCTTCGAGGTTCCGGAGTTCCGTGCGGACCCGCCGTGTCAGTTTCTCAACAAATTTGTCGTCAAAGACGTGGTTATCGCCTTCGATCGCGACCAGCGGGCCGGTGATGTTAACGACTGTACCGCCGCCGCCCTGTACCGTGGCAGGGACGTCCGATTTTTGTGATACTACAAGTTCTGTCCCGTGTAGGGTAGCCACATATCCTGATTCAGGACCCCGGGAGATACCACCGTATCTGAGCCCGGATCCTTCGTGACCAGAATACCCGCCACCGGATCCGCCCGGGCCAGATCCCGCATGAGAGGGACCGCCGCTGCCGGGGCTACTGCCACCGCCGCTAAAAGCATCGAACATGTCTCCCCAGCTATCAAACATTGGCGTAGGTCCCTTATCTAGCAGATTGCCTGAAACATCGTAATCAAATATGCTTAACCCTTTGTCCATAATAGCCCAAGATGTCGCCGCCGCCTTGTCCCATGCCCCTGACATACTGTCTATGTAGCTGTTGATGTTGCCATAGGGGATGTTACCCGCCTCAGACAACACCATCGCCATATACGCATCAAGTGCCTGCCGTCCCAGCGCAAACCCTTTTATCCCGCCGCCCAGCCTGCCTTCCAGATACCCGCGCACGTCTTCATTTTCACGGGTCCCCGTTAATTTTCCTGCCGCATCAAGCGCGATCGAGGTCAGAGATTGCACCAACCCCGCAGCAAAGGCGAGGGGGATACCGCCGATCACTGCCCCCAGAGCCTGCCCCCAACCCATCTTGCCCGTTACCGCCATCGCCGTGGCCCCGATAGCCTTTGCTTGCATGTTTCCCTTCAGACCGTCCAGGAAACTGTCTGCCATCCCCCCAAGAGCTGAAGCGTCGAACGGTTCGCCCAGGGCTGCCTGTGTCCCCACGTTCGGGGTGCTTCCGCTTGCCATTGCCCTGATTTTATCCGCGGTATCCGCGGGGATCACCATTTCGCCGGGATGTAACGCGGCCAGCTGTTCTTTTTTAATATTCCACGAGCCGACTTCCCACCATCCCATCGCGGTGCCCAGCCAGTCCATCCCGGCGCTGGCGGCTTTTGCTCCGGTATTCAGCGCCGTTTCTGTGGCGATCCTGGCCATATAATCCGCGGCGGAACGTGCCATCGCATCCCACATTGAATTCCAGTCGAGGGAGACCTGATCCATCTTCCCGGTGAGCACGTTGAAAAAATTGTCGGACATCTGGCCTTCCAGGTTTGCCGCCCCGGCATCGATGGCGTCGTACATGATTTTGTTCGCATCGATACCCTCGCGCTGATAATCCCGCCAGCGCAGCTCCATGCGGTCCATGACGGACCCGTGTTTTTGGACTTCGGTATCCCAGAGAGCCTGCTTGTCGAGGGCGTTTTGCTGATCCAGCATCCGGACGCCTTCCGCGTACCGAGCATCCTGCGCCGCCAGGGCCGTTAAGTGCTCCCGTTTCGCCCGGTATGCCAGATTGAGAGCGTCGAGTTTTTGCTGTACGGTGGCCTGGTCGCTTTTAACAAAATCGTCCTGGAGCTTGTCGTATATGCGGGTAGATTCCGTCGCGTAGTCCTTGAGGGCCTTCTCCTGTGCCTTCCGGGTTTTCTCCGATACTTTTACCTCCTCGGCGGCGGTTTTTTGGGCATAGACTGCCAGGGATGCCCGCAGTTCTTTTGCATCGATGGCCAATTCGCGGAGGGATTTGTATTCGATTTTATTGCTGGTGACCGCTTCCTTTGCTATCCCCTTGAAGGTTTTCTCCGCGAATTTTTCCACGCGGTCGAACCCCGCCAGCATCGTATAATTTGTGTCGGCGAATTTGAGTGCGGCCTTCTTCGATTCCTCAAAACCTCCGGCGATGAAATCGAGGCCCTCTCGCATACCCTTGAACTTATCCCCGATGACCGGGATTCTCTCGGCATAGCTTACCAGCTTGGACAGCCCGGCAAAGGCACCTTCATATAGTGTGTAAAACCCCGCCGCAGCCATCCCCAGGGCGAACTGGACCGCCTCTAATGTTTTTAGCAGCCCGAACCCCACCTTTTCGGCGATATCTCCCCACCAGTTTGATATTTGTTTCCACTGGCCGCCATAGGTCTCCAGCTCGGCCTGGGCCGTGCCGCCGAACCGTTTTTCAATCAAACCCAGAACGGCCGAGAATTTCTCCGTTTTCGGGATGCCGTCATCCAGGGTGATCCCATACCGGGAGAGGGTGGAGGTTTCGCCTACGAACGCCTTGCCGACCAGCTCCGACGCGGCCCGCAAGTCCAGACCCTTCGCGGATGCCAGATCCATCGTCGCTTTTGTTGCGGCCTTTAGCGCATCCGTTGACATGCCGTAAGTCTGGAGGTTCGCCATCGTGGCCAGGGTAACCTCGTCACCGTATTTAGTGATCTGTTGCTGGGCCGAGGCGTATTTCTTCATTTCCTGGTAATTGGCCCGGGTATAGGTTCCGGCGTTCCCCATAGCCACGGCCAGCTTCATCTCCGCAGATTCTTGCTCCATGAACGCGCCGATGCTCTGTTTCGCGATGGCCACCGCCCCTGCCGTCGCCGCCGTGATCGCCATCCAGTGGCTTTTCAACGACGCGAGGGCAGCGCTCGATTTGTCGCTGAACTTCCCGACCGACTGCCGGGATTGGTCCATCGATTTCGTCGTCTGATCGCCGAACTTTTTGACGGTTATCGACCCTTTGTCGTCGACGATCAGTTCTATGTTGATGCGGTTTGTATTCATTTTTTTCTCCGGGGACAGCCCACTATTTTCGCTGCGCGAAAAATGGGACAGTCCCCTAAGATTTCGGTCTGACCGGGATCACCGGCCGGGGGCGCCGGGAGTCTGCCGACATTTCATACTCCTCCAGGGTGCCGAGGTCATTCCATTCCGCGGGGGAGAAATCATTTGCCCGGAGCGGGTATCCCGCGAGGCGGAGGCGGCGGATCCGCCTGATTTTCTGCGTGTAGGGGTGGATGTCCTCCTGGCGGATTTTCCCGCATTGGGCGCACGTCCATTCCAGTTCAGCCCCTGTGCCACACTCGGCCACGCATTTCGCCCGGTCCCGATCATCGCAGATCCCCGGACCGTAGATCCGATCGAGATCATCTAAGTAGGGTCCTCGACCGTGTCGCCATCCTCGGACTGCTCGACGGACGCCTCAAATATCAGGAACGCGAATTTTGAGATGATGTCCGGGGCCATCGTTACGACGAGATTTTTCCATTCAGGATCATAATATTCCGAATCCTTGCGCGAATGGAGGGGTTTCATTTTTAATAGGGCATTCTCGTCCGTTTCCGGAACGGTGAACGAATCGTCGCCGATGCCGGTGAGGATCTGGGCGCCGAATTTCATCCGGACATCACCGGAGGCGGATTTGATTTTATTCCGTGTCCTCGTGACCTGGGAATTGTCGTAGTCGATTTGCTCCTGTGGCGTCGGGACGCGGTAGTACAGCACCAGGTCCGAATTGGAGAGCCGGTCATAGAGGCTCATTTTGCTGTCGCTGGTGGTCAATTGTCGTGCCATATCTTTTCTCCTTTTTCGTCGTTTGTTACGCACCGGGACAGTCCCGGGTTTTCGCTTTGCGAAAATTCCTGGGACAGTCCCCTTGATTGTTATGCAGCGTAGGTCGCCTGCAGATTTTGCACGTAGGCGATAACACTGCCGTAGGTCGCGTCTTCCAGGACTTTCAGATCCCCGGCTTCCGCCAGGCGTTTGCCGTCGACGCTGATCGGAGCCTCGATAACGGCGCAGGCGGGAAAGACGATGTCGACCGTGTAATAGTAGGTATCGTCCATCAGGGCGCCCAGACACTGTATGTGGACCCCAAATTCATCGTTGGCGTCGATGTGCTGCTGCAGGATATACTCGCGGAATTCCCGGTTGACTTTCAGCGTCTGCGCCCGACCCTCGCGGATCATGCGTGACGCGTAGGCCCCGCCGCCGCCGGGAACGAATTCAGGAGTTATTCCATTTTGAAAATTCCACTCGATCGATTTCAGTTCCGCCTCTGTCGCGCGCCCGCCGGTGAATGCCGCGCCGCCCCATTTGCCGCCCAGGGTCGCCGTCATCTGCGCCACGCGGAGCGGGGTCTCCTGTACACGGGCAGGGAATGTCATCCAGGTTGTCTCGCCCGGGATGTAGAGGATTCGGTAATTGACAGCCTCCTCTCCAGCACCGGGTGCCGAAATGGTGATAACCGCCGGTTCCGCCGCTGACACCGCTGAATAGGCCACGTCCGTCCAGACGCCCGTGGTGAGTTCCGCGCGGATCCGCTGGATGTTTGCCAGGCGTTCCGCCGCGGATGAACCCTCGACGGTATTGGCCGCCAGTGTCAGCTCTGAGACTGTGGGGAGTGCGGAGACGACTTCCTCGGTGATATTGTCGGCCACCAGACCCGATCCAACAACATTGGCGCTAACCTTACACCAGTCATCCTTGGAGAAGCTGGCCGTAAAATCGGAGATTGCCATTGAGGCAAACCGCCGCTTCAGGACCGTTTTGCCGTAGCGCATTGCCGCGGTAAAGATCGGGTTGGAACAGTCATTGTCGAGGTCGCCCGCAATAGGGGTAATGGTGTGCTTATAGCCGTCGCCCAGGGCGGCAGTGGATACACTTCCCAGAGCATAGGCCAGAACCAGGGCAAAATGCTGAGGTTGCGCTCTCGATGCAGCCAGCGGCCACTCCGTCGTGGCGCCCAGGTCGTATATCAGATCAGCCTCTTCGTAACCCGTGGCCTCGTCATCGTTTGGCGTCCGCCGCGGCTTGAGGTTGATCACGCTGGCCAGGTCGAAAAGCATTGTCGTGTCCAGCGTGGCCGGTGTATTGATGCCCGCTTCGCGATTGTTCGCCGAGACCGCGATCTGGTTGTGTGTTGCCTGAAATGATCTCATTTGTCACCTCCTCCGACGTCAGTTTTCGCCGCCGTTTTCGCTGCTTTGGGTTTTGGCTCAGGGACCTTCTCAAATCGATGTTTTTCCGTTGGCGGGATCTCCGAGTATTCCACACCACGAATGAACTTTTTCCCCTCGAAGGGGCCGCCCATTATCGTGATATTCTCCTGCCCTTTTTTCAGCCTGTAATTCATGGCCTGTCCTCCTCTTTCTCGTATTGGAAGTTTATGATCTTCATCTGGATTGCTTCCGTCTCGTCCTCAAATTTTTCCGACTCCGCGGAACCCGTCCACCTTGCCAGCACGACACCGGCGAGATCGAGCATGTTTTCCGACAGGGTGTCGATTACGTCGGCCTCACAGTCGAGGACGCCTTTTGCTTCTGTGTCAGCGTTCCCCATAACCGCCTCGGTCGCCTTGTATGTCCGAACAAATATCGCGATCGAGATGTTTATGGTGAGCACCCACATGCCGCCCGGCGTTTCAACCACGGAAACGATCCCGTCTTTGATGGCGCAGGCGGGGAATTTTACTCCCTGGGGGATCCGGTACAGATCATCAGCGATGTATATATCGCTATCGCGCATATACGAGATACCGCTCTGCAAGGCTGTTTCGATCGCCGTCAATAACGCTTTCGTTGTCGATGTCATGAGGTTACCTCCTCAGCGATGATCCGGCCGAATACCCGAATATCCTCATCCTGGAGAACCAGGAAGGGGCGGGCCGGGATCGTCACCTGTTTCATCGTCCGCCAGCCGATGCCCGGAATGTTGATCTTCAAGGCCTTTGCCGATTTCGGTTTAATCGTGCCGCCAAGCTGATGGATCCGCGCGTATTTAACCGACGTTCCCCAGGTGACCATCCGCGCGCCTACGGAGAAGGTGATGGACCGGAACAGGCGCGCCGTCTTCAGGAGGGTTTTTCCGCCGGTTGCTTCCGCCCGGATGGATGGTTTCCATTTTGTCGGTCTGCCGCCGGCCGCGAATGTTTTCGCGATGGAACGCAGGCCCACGCCGCCGATCTGCTTGAGCGCGCCTTCGGGGTTTGCCATCTTTGACGCGGTCTTTTTCAGTTCGGCTTTTGCCTGATCGTCTTTTATGAGCCAGCGGACACCGATCATTTAAAAGTCCTCCAGATCCGTTCGGGTAAAAATACGGTCTTCGTTTTCAATTTCGGGAGCGTTGCTTGCCGGAGTCGAATCGGGGTCGTTCTCGCCCAGGGAGATGAGCCCCTTTGAGACGTTTGTCAAAAACTTGACGGCATTGTTGTACCGCTTTTCCCGATCTTCGGGCGCACCCTTGCGCCTCGCGTAGAGGTTATATATGGCAATGTCGACGGCAAATTTCCGGATGATCGGAGGGACGGTGTCGAAGGGCACGGAGTAGCGCTTGCCGCAGTATCCGTCGATCTCGGCGTCGGCGTCGGCGATGGCGCGGGTGACCACGTCATCCACGACGTCGCCCGTATCAGCGTCGTCGGTGAGCTGGATGAGGATGTCCTCATCCAGCTGATCCAGTATGTCGGCCTGTGTCGCGTACGGCATGGGTTACTCCTCGGGGCCGGAATTCGCTTCGATCAACCCGATCAAATCGGCCTTTTTCGCGTCCTTCGGGTATTCGATGTTCATATCTTTCAGTGTCTGTTTGATTTCCGCTATCGTCCCCCAGCCGGGCTTTGATTCGTCCTGAACAATCTCCACTGAAAGATGTTTTTCAGCTTTCAAAATATCGATCTGTTCGGGGGTAAACTCGTCGTCGGGGTATACGGTTTCGCCTTTTGGGAACAGCACTCCGCACCGGCGGAACCCTGCTTTATCTTTGCATGAGATTTTGATTGGCATATTGTTTCTCCTTTTAAATTTTCTACTGACGGGGACAGTCCACTATTTTCCCTGCGGGAAAAATGGGACAGTCCCCTCCAGTGTGATCCCGTGACTAGGTCAGCCAGGGTGTGACGACGAGTTCCGCCGTGCCGAACCAGGGGTTTCCG